GTTACGCGTTTGGTCGTCCAACGTCACTCCGATCCTATTTAGCCGAGATCGTATAACTTGCCCGATGCCTTTCTGAACATACATGTTCATACAGGGCTCTTTAGCAATCGTACGATCGGTTTTATAGTTCTTCGGAACAGTAATAATGTCATTTCCGTCAACCACCTGACAAAGGCGGTCCGGACTCCCTCCTCGAGCGAGGACAATCTGGTTCCAGATTGGAATCATGCGAATTGCGCATGACGCGAGAGTGACATTCCCAGAGGTGCTCTCAGGTATACCTGAGTATTTATAGGCAGCAAAACACTTGGCCCTAGTTAACCGGGTGGATGCACCCGGGCCAAAACCAAAATGCTTAGCGCACTCGTCCCAGCTGAACAGACCGAGGACTTCGCGTATCCGAGCCTTTACACAAACCCAGTAAGGGTCGATGTTAGGACCGGACCAACGCGTTATCTTACGATTTGCCGCTTGACAGGATCGCTCGGCGTCGTGGAATCGCTCCCACGTCAGTTTCTCCTTTTCTGGCGACGGCTTCCCGTCATCATACTTCGAATAAACTTCCCTAATCAGCAATGAACCTCTTGCAGACTCCAGACTGGTTAAGTCCAGAGGGGTATCTCTTCCAAGAACACCAACAGGGGAAATCCCTGTGATGGAGGAGAGAAGCTCAAGGAATCGCTGGTTTTGGAAACCAATAGCACCATTGCATCGTTTACGACGCATAATCCACCTCTTAAGGTAATGGAGACAAACTATACAATAGTATTTAACTGTAGCACAGCTTGCACGATAGTTTCGAGTGAGCCGTGGCCGCCACCCACGAAGAAGCCCGTGAGGGCCGCAACGAGGATACGTACCACGGATTTACTCCTAAGACGCGCGGGCATCAATAGAAGGGCTCGACATTTTCGATAGAAAGTTTCACACTCGCATTGCCACAATAATTTGTGACATACGCATGAAGATCCTTTCTCTCCTGGAGAGTGCTATCCGGGTGAATGTTCCAGATGACCTGGGCACTCGAGTACCGAACAACGGTGTCAACAGTATTGATCGTAGCCACAACGGGGACTTTAAACCCAGCCGTGATACGGTTTACTGTTCGATTGCCGTTAGGCCCGACCACTTCGTGAGAAATGGTACGAAACCCACTAGCAATACTGGGAGACCGATCAGCCCACGCCGCCGAGCTACCATCAGTGGTAACAGGCGAAAACGTGTGCGCGACCGGCGTAGCGGCACCATCATTGATGGTAAGAGCTGCAATTGCGGGCATTTAATGCCTCCAAAGGTTGAAGTTGAAAGACTACTTTCGGCGGAACACCTGCGCAAGCAGCGCAAGCGCATTTGCCATATGCCCTAGAGACCGAGGATCCTTAAGACTCGGAAACGCTGGTAGAGGAAGGCTGGTTGACACCTGCCGATCCAAGTATACCAAACGTTTACTTCCACGATAGTGGCACTCTAGACGTTCGATGCCCACAGAAGTGGAGCCATCGAATACATCGTCCCATTTAGCTTTCACCAAATAGGAGTTTGAATAACCCACGATTTGAAAACCGAGAGTTGCGTCTAAAGAATTTAGCCAGTCGCCAATCGGTAGAAACCAATCGACAACAAAGCTAAAAGGTACCAATTCCCAGGCAATTAAGCCAGGATTGGTGATCCCTACGGAGCTTAACGAGATTAACACCTCGTTTGTAGGCTGAGCGTCAATGCGTGCGAACACGCTACGCTTAACCTCCGTGACCACGTT